CATCTTGCATTTTATCGTAACTCCAAAGCTTAAATGCTTGGTTCAAATCAGTCATATTAGATTCTTGAGCGAACTCTAAGAACTTAATTTCGTCATCTTCACCTTCAAATGAGTCTTTGTTGTCATCAACTATTGCATTGAGCTCCAATTCTAAATCATCAACGTGTCTTTCAAACTCCATTTGATTTAGTCTTCCCTCGACTTCTTCCATTTTCATGTCAGTTTCACCCTTTTCAGGTTCTGCCATGATTTCTTCTTCAAAGCCTAGGGGTCGTAGCTCTTTGTCTAATCCCAGTTCCTTTAAGCCTTTTTCGTCCTCATAAAAGAAATCTTTTACATAGTCACGAAACTCAGAGTCTTCTGCGATTTTATTATTGAACTTTGACCATTTTGCGATTTCTTGAGCCTTCTGGGTGTTTGATGCTTGCCAATTATCTTTATTTGAAGAGTCTTCTCTCCACTTAAGAATCTCAGCTCCATCAAAAGTTTCACCATCAATCTCGACTTCATAGTCCTCCAGATTGAACTCATCGCTCTCACTAACTTCAGTTGCTCCTTCTGTTTCAGTCTCAGCTTGCGTTTCTGCTTGCGTTTCAACTTCTTCTTCTGGAGTATCGGTATCATGAGGTTGGCTTCCGAAGCCTTCTTGTCCGTCAACCCCTGCTTCACGAGGACTTTGGTCCTCAGTCATTCCTGGGTTTTCGTATATTCCTTGCTTATCGGAATCCGTTAACTCCACATCATTGTATGGACTTGGCATTGTAGACGCTCCTTTCAGCTTTCGCTTGTTTGGTGTTGGTCTTCAAAATTTTATTTTACTTTCCCAGCTCTTGTGTCTGCAGTAGCTGTATATATAGTTCCACCTTTTGCAGAGGTAGCAGCTGCTGCTCTATATATTGTTCCACCATGTTTAAAATGGGTTTTACCTGCAGCTAATGCCTGTTGTGCTCTTACTGTTTTTGCTGGATTTAAATATCCAGATTCAAAGCCTTTGTCGCCTCCGTACATATCTATTAATACATCTTGCTTGAAGCCATTACTATGTACTGGGCTCTGGAACTTACCTTTTGCAAAACCCTTAAGTGCAGCTCTTCTTTTGGCAGAGCGTGCTCCGTCTTTCTTTTTTCTTTTAGCCATTTTACTCTCCTTCTCCCTCTTCTGGGACTGCACCCATTTGAGCTCGTTGCTGTAGCAGTGTCTCCATTATTTCATTCTCGTCTGTAGAATTGTTTAATGTATCCATCTGCTGTTGTTGTCTTTGTTGCATCATTTTCTTTTGTTCAATTATTTCTTCTAAAATATCTTTAGAAATATCCTTTTCATGCCATCTCCAGAATTGCTCTGGTGTTAATAGTCCCATTTGAACATACTCTAGTGCCTGGTCAATACGACTTGCACGAGATTCTGGCATACTTGAGCCTGGTACATACTTAAAGTCCATGTCATCAGTAAGCTCATATGGCTGTATCTGCTTAAATTCGTAGCCCATTTGGGTGTTTCTACGAATAATTATCGCTGATTCGTAGTTATTAGCCAATATGCTTAAAGTATGCTTATATATGTCTATTATGGAGTCAAATCCTATCTCTCTTTCCTTTGCTCTAATAATTTGCTGTGATGCTTCTTGCAGTGCTGATATTGCTTTAGCTGCTGTTACTCCACTAGGGTTACGACCTTGTGTTATATCGTGGATACCACTAATTGAGTCTGTAAGCTGCATCATATACTGTGCTAAAGGCAGGTTTGATGAGGACATATTTCCTGCTGGGAGCCTCTGTATGCTCTCATGAGGTCCATTTGTCCAAAATACCTGTCCTGGTTTGTCGCTTGGTCGGTTTCCAGGCGTTTTTGATAGTGATTTACTCATAATCCATGCTGGATTTCCATGGTAAATAATGTTATCGAGGCTTTGGGAAAGCAGTATAGCTGTCCCTACTGCAAGAGGTTCAACAATCTCTGGTTCCCCTTTGCCCCAAAATTGATGTTCGTCTGCATAATTCTTAAATTGCACCACTGGTATAAAGTTTGTAGGTGATTCAACGTGCTGAAGCAATACATTTCCTGCGTATGTGGTTAAATATAGCTTATCATTCATGTAGTGCCAGCATTCTTTTAGTAAAACCTGACCACCAAACACCTCTGTGTCGTCCATATCGTCTGTTGGACCTACTTCCTGGAAATCTGACCTTACATCTGAGGTGCTTACCCCTGTCTCAGAGGATGTTCCTGCTGTACCACCAGATGCTGTAGTAGTTTGACCTACCCCATCGTCTGATTTCATTCGCACAAATGACTTATATTCGTCTAATTTACCCTCTGATATTACCTTATCTCCGTTTTCGTAGTTATCTCTAATGTCTTTTATGTATGTTGGAGTTGCAAATGTAATACACTTTGCCTCTTCTATACTGGTCGCTAGAGGGTCTACAAATACTGTATATACGTCTGGAGTAGAGTATTCTATTCCATTTTCGTTGTAGGATAGCTTTAAAAATCCATTACCATACACTAAGCCATCTCTTTTCATACCACTTATAGCTCTTAGTGCTTTATTTGTACGCATTTCAGACTCTACAGCCTCTTGTGCTAGTCTAGCTGCCTCTACCTGTTCCTCTGTTTTAGGCATTATGTCTACTTTATTAGGTCTATCTGTTAAAATAGAGTACACAGTTTCAACAATAGAGTGAACACTGTTAGCTACAATCCTAGTTTTATACTTAGGTAACTTAAAAGGCTTAAAGAAATCACCATTATAAAGCTCCTCATTACGTCTCCATCGTGGGACTTTATGAGCTCGTGCACTTTTAGCAGCATTAAACATACGCTCCATATACTTTAGAAGCTTTTTATCCTTATCGCTTGGGACGTGACCCTTTGCCTGGGTTAGCTCCATATCGTTTGGCACTGCTTTATCGTAGTCTTTTGTTGCCATTTATCCTCCTTGACCTGGATTATTTCCTTCGTTGAAACCAGCGTCCCCAGGATAATATCTATCTCCATAGCTTCCATTATCTTTTTTTCTTTTTTTCTTCTTTTTGTCAAGAAGTGCTTTTATTTTTGCCCTTGGTGAGAATCTTTTCATAACTGCTCCTTATTTACCTACTTTATCCATTGCCATGCCATGAGCAGAGTTAAATGACCTGCCTCTTAGCATTGCTCTTATCATCTCTCTAATGTGCTTCTTAGAGTGATGCTTTTTGTGTTTACTTAGCTTACTTTCTTGTACCTTGCTTAATTTCATTTCTTTTTCCATAGCTTACCTTAAAATATTATTATTGTTCCTGGCGTTCCATCTGAGGTTCTTGCCTCTTTTTCTACTATTCCTAGCATAGATAGTTGATATCCACCAGAATTTGTTGCTGTTACTACTCCACTACTAGATATTTTTATAACATATTCTTCTCTATTAGCTCCAGATAAAGAGTTAACAACATTTGTACGTCCTTGCACTATTATTTCTACATTCTCTCCATCAGCGACAGTTTCTTGAGCAATTCCCCATTTTCTAAAATCGCACCAGATTCCATTTGCTGTATCTGTGTTTGTATTAGGAATGTCATCAGATATACACTTATAGTTGCCATATTGGTCCAAATACAAAGAAACTGGGCAGTATTGGGTTATAGCTCCACTTGCCTTTGCTGTTACCTTAATCGTCCGTTTCCAGTCTGTAATGGTTCCGATTGGAGTACCACTAAATATTGTAATTGGAACTTCATCTCCTCCACCTCCTGTTTCCATAATTACCCCAAGTGCATTGGGAGTAAAATTGTTAGACACACTATTATTTCCTATCCAACCTGATTCAGCGATTCTTTGTATTAAATTTCCTGCTGGTGCTTCTGGGAGACTTGCTGCAGTTGATATAGTTGTTTTTCCTGCTACTGTAACTGGTATTAGTTCTCCACTAACGCCCCCTAGTTCGGCTACGCCCCACTTTCCTGGGTCAACGCCAGTGTGGTCTTCGTCTGCTTCAGATGCTTGCTCTGGAATATCATCGTGTCTGCAAAGTAAATCTCCATTTGAGTCTAAATACAGCGACACTGGTCTAAATTTAGTTATTGTCTCTGTACACTTTGCCATAACCTGTAGGGAATTTTTGTGTACAAAATGCTCTGAAAATTCTACGCCTTGGAATAGAATTATAGGAAATGTTGTATCCCCTGAAACTGTTTCAGTTATTACACCAACAGCATTAGGAAGGGGAGCATCAGCAACATTTAAATCTGTTGGGTCTCCATTACTTCCAATTTTACTTAGTAATTTATCTTTAGTAGCTGAACCACCTGGTCCTCTTAAGTTACACTCACCCTGGACTGTTACCTCTAGCTGGTCTCCTGCCACTCCTGAGGTTTTCATTGCTCCAGTAGATTGGTCGTATATACTTGATACAATACCAAATTTATATGCTGGTGCGTTGTAGTAGTCGTATCCATAAACTTCTTTTATAGTTAAATCATCTAAAGAAAAAGCATCTGAATCTGCATACCCTCTTAGTCTTATTGTTCCACTAGAATCTAAGGAAGCTGTTTTAGTAACTGTATTTGCTCCAGAAGATATAGGTAAAGACCCAAATATTGTAGAGCCACCAGATTGAGTAATTCTCCACTCAGATGTACTACTTGCTGTTATAGAGGAACAGTCATAAGTTATTTCATATACCTTTCCACTTGTTATTGTTACGCTTTGATTAGCAGAACCTCCAGTTGAATCTCCTGCGTATACCATTTTACTTCCAGAGATATCCCATACCGTTCCATCGTGAGACCAACCAGTGTCATCTGCAAAAGCCCCATTAGTAATAAGGTCACTCCCTACTGCCTCTACATTTATACCTCCAGATGGGATTGTGTCATTTACTGCCATTAGCTTGTAGGTGTGGTCTACTACTTCAAATAGCTTAATATTAGACAGCTCTACAAATTTAGCAGAGCCTGTATCAAGGTCATCTGTTCTTAAATAATGACCATCTGCACTTCCTGCTGTAAATCGTAATTCTTTTTGACCTGTTCCAGTAGTTCCATCGGCAGTATTGCTACCACCCCTTATTTCAAGGTGAGCAGTTGTTGAGTCTGTAAGCATAAAACAGCTCAATACATACTGCCTACCCACTACTAAGTCATTATCAACAAAAGATTTTGTACCATTTCTAAAATATATATACGCACCATTTTCATGTCCACTTCCATCAGATGCTATTCTTACTGAGGTGTCAGTCGTTGTAATTACATTATCTCCATATTTACTCCACCCTCCATCACCAGTAACTGCACTATCTTTATAGGCATTATCATTTATTAGATTATTGCCAGTTATTTTAATTTCATCCTCTTTAATGTATAAGGATACTGGCTCTCCTAGGTCTACTGTTCCTGAAAGCTCTGCTCTTACATTTCTTTGTGCTTTATAATTATTTATCAATGGATATACCACTCCTTAATATTTGAGTTTAAACACACTGCTAAATGCTCTGCTGTAGAATATGGCACATTTAATAGCTCTACATTTGTAAAATACCATGTATCTGTTGTATTGTTTGTTTGTGAAATAGTCACATAATCATCATATCCACTTACAGAGTCAGTATAAGAATGAACAAAAGCGTAAAAAGTTTTTTGTGTTGTTGTTACAACGTGAGAGCCATCTGCGTCACGAGGAATATAGGTTCTACTGCTACTAGTAGTAGTTTCATTTACAGCAAAACAAATATTTGGGGCTGTTCCTCCTGATGACCATACATCTGCCTTCATTAAAAAAGTTCTACGATAGGGTGGATAGTTACCTACATTAAAAGTTGTGTTATCTCTGTGCATCTCTCTTAAATTGGCTTTAGCTAGTCTAGCTCCTTCTTTACCGTTTGAGCCTGAAGGTTTAAAGTGGCCATTTCCTGAGCCTGTAATCTCTACCCTACCAGATGATGTATTTACATTAAAGTTACCTAAGGTTGTATTAGGGGAAAATTCTGCCCAATTGGGAGAGCCTGTTATTGTTTTATCGTCATCGCTGTTTATAAATGAGTATTTTTGACTTGTAAGCCTTTCTTTTTTACCATTTAAATCTATCTGCATCAATAAATCTCCGACCTCCCATGTTGCATCTGAGCTCGTATTTACATCTGACACTCTGCCACTTACAAGAACCTTGATTGTATCGCCTGGACTTCCTGATTCTAACGCAAGTCCCCACATATTGCTTTGTACTCCATATTGACCAAAAAGGTCTGATGTGTGGCTTGAAATTTCATCTCGTTTAGCCATTAACTTACCAAATTTATTAACAGATAGTGCGACTGAGTGCTGTTTAGCTGTTACATTTGTGTGGGAAGTGCCTCCATAGAGCTCTGCTGTTACTATTTGTTGCTCTTTAAAATCTCTTATACTCGCTCTATTTATTCCTGGGAAAATACATATCTTTCCAGTAGTATTGACTGTTGTTCCGTAAATTCGTGGAGTCCAATCACCATTAGTAGATGGTGCATTTTCATCTACTGTGTTTCCATATTTTTCATATACAAAAACATTATCTACTTGTATTTCTCTTGCTGTTGTTTCTGCGACATTATAAATCCTAAGAGGTCCAGAGGCATCTGTGCACGTTAACTCTGCTCTGTGGTATCTATTTTGATTAACTGATATATCTCCAGACGTAGCTCCACCTAGCTCGTATCTCATTGTTATAGCTCCACTACCTAAGTGGTCAATCAAGGCAGTAATTATATATTTTTTACCTACTACTAAAGTCTCCATTTCGGCAACTGGTAATAGTGCACCCTCATCTTCATTGTCTGTAGTTGTTGTTATTTTCATTTTATTAGAAATAGTGTCATCTACATTTACGCTTGAGTCTGCTATATTGTATCCTACCCAGCTACCTGTGTCATTGGTAAATTGTTGGTCGTTATAACTTACAATAATGTCCTTTCCTAAGCAAAATAATTCACCATCTTCTTGGATATGAGTTATTAAAGTATTCTCGCCTACATCTGTTTGATTGGTTTGCACATGACCAGCTACAACTATATCAACTACGTCACCAGCGTTTCCTCCAGTCTCACATATTCCCCAATGACCAAAATTTGTCCAGTATCCATCATTGTTTGTATTACCAATAAAATCAACACTGGAGTTGTTAATAGGACCTAAGTCATACCCACTTCTTGCCATTAAATCTCCATCAGAATTAATAAAAAGCCTTACTGCTACTCCAGCTGGTGTGGATGCGTTATCTCCACCATCTAAGCTACCCATTAACTTTGCTTGGACTCTGTGTGATTCTCCATGAGAGTAATCTGATATCTGTGGGGTTTGTACGCCTTGCCATATTATATACTCTCCATCATCGCCAACTGCAATAATTGTCCCAAGAGTGTTTAAATTAGTATGTCTTTCATCTGTATGACCAAACTCGTTTGTATTGGCATGACAAAAATGTTGAGGATGATTATCTGGAGAACTAGCCCCTACACTATATACACCTTCGCTTGGAAGTAAGCCAATAATAAAATCTCCAACATTACTTGCACTCATTGAATTTGGAAATTTTACTTTTCCTTGCAAGACAACCTCTACTATATCACCAGCACTTGCCTTTCTTTCTATGACTCCCCATCTACCTTGCATAGCTCTATATGCAGCTTGGTAAGTAGTTCCAGTTGCTGGCATAAAAGAAGGAGTTGCTGTAAGCTTCATATTATTGTGAGAGGTTACATCGTACTCTACATTTATATAGACTGGACACGCACCATAAATATCATATTGTAGCTCTGCGTGAACTGCTTGTCTTGCACTAAAATTTGTTATATGTGGACTACCAGTGTACATTAATTCATTCCCCTAAAATCTATTGTTTCATCGTTTTCTTCAAACTCTAATAATTTCTCAATCTGTTGCTGTAATACTGGCTTCTTAGGTGCTGGCTTAATCGGTGCATCTATATGCGTTAAGCTGTACCTCACAGCATCACAGATATGGTCTTCAAGTGTAGTGTCTATATCCTCTGGGTTCTTGTCATCTCTTATCATCTCTGGTAGCGTCCTTGTTAGATTTGGACACGTTCCATCTATAATAAAGAAATTAGGCAATACTCCCTTCTTATAGTGCATTAGCTGTGCCATGTTACTCCACCCTATCACCCTCGAGTTATTCGCTGGTACTAGGTTTGGTACAAACTGACCTAACGCTGTTGCTATAGACTTGTCTGTGTACATGGGTGTATGTGATGCATTCCAGCTCATTGGATTTCGTGCCCACATCGAAGGGTCACCTAGACTCATAAATATTTCCTCATCTCCAGTCATATTCATTATCTCTTGTCCCCACTCTGAAGGGTGCTTCTCTGTTCCATATAGCTCCCTATAGCAGAATACTCTGTTGTCTGGTGTTACCTCTATCCATATACACGCAAATGGTGCACTAAACCCCCAGTCAATACCGATGTACTTTTTATTAAAGCTCTGACCATATCCGAACTTCTTAGCTACATTCTCTGGTATGACGTGCATCTTAGGGTTCCATTCAGTAAAATACTGACCAGCAAATATGTCCCAGTCTCCATGTCTCCACGCTGAGCGTAGTGGCTCTGGTAGATTCTCTAGGAAATCAACGTAGTCTGGGTCATTCTCCATTAGGGTAGGGTTATTGTCTACCGTTGCTGGTATATACATTCTATACCTTGAGTTACCCTCTTTAAACGCCACCTCTGGTTTATGACCTTGTATGAAGCGTCTTTTTACCCATTGATGACCTTTACCACCTGGATTTGCTGTACAGAACACCTTAGGGTCTAGTCCCTTTACTGTGCTTCTACAACTTGATATCAATTTCAAATAGCTTTCTTCTGATGGTATCTGGGTGAGCTCCTCTATTAATATTCTCTGGTACTCATGCCCTTGATACTTTGTGTAGGCACTCTCATCTTTTAAATGCCCACATCTTATTATTGCTCCAGAGGGAAACTTTATTGTTGCTGGTTTCCCAGTTACCTTTGCATGAGGGTACATCTTATGTGCTCTATCTACCCAGTCTGCAAGGTCATCAGCATTTCTTCTTATCACTAGCATTCTAGCGTCTGGATTGTCTGTAGCTCTTAACAGCCACGCCATTCCACAATCTGTCTTACCTCCACCTCTTGCACCACCATACAAGCACTCATATACATCTCCGACTTGTAAGGCAAATGTCTGGGCACCTTCATGAGGTTTCCAGATTACTCCTTCGGTGATGGTTCTTCCTTTGGTAATACAACAAAGCCAGTAACTGAGTCTGACTCTATTGATATATCTTGTGCCTTTAGTGTCGGTATAATCTTATCTACTACGACCTTTGCACAGCTTGTTGCATCCTTATGCTCATCCTCTGAGCCTAGTGTTGATGCTATCTGTATTACCTTGTTTAAAATATCTAATGCCTTTGGATTGCTTCTAAACTTCTCTGCTGTAGATTCCTTCTTCTTAGGTCTACCATTAGGATTGGCAGTATGACCCTTCATTAGTCTACCCTTAGCATCTCTGCCATCACTCCTTACTTCTTCTGGCTTATAGTCTGGTGCTTCTTCTGTGTAGTTTGGCATATCCATTCCTTCTTAAAGTATTGTCTTATTTTCTCTGCTATAGGTTCACTAGTCTCACTATAGTGATAGTTACCCTTATAGCTTGTATTGTCCTTTGAGGGCTTTCTTAACCTTATTTGCATACTTTTTTCCATTAACCTTAGCTCCCTCTACCATTCCATTTTTAAAGCCTATTTCATACGCATTGCCACACGCATTCTCTATTATCATGTTAGTCCTCTTATATCCTCGTAGGACTTTAATAAGGTAACTATCTATTCTTGATGCTTTCATTAATACTTTCTTTTTAGGTACATCTTAGTTCCAGGTCTCTTCTCTTCATTCTTTTTAAATTTCTTCTTTCTAGTTTCTATCTCCATTTTTCTTCCAGCTTTAATGATTGGAGCTTTAGGTGGTTTTGTAGGGTCTACACCTTCTTTCTCTACATATTTTTTTTTGCTTGGTGCTCTATACTTATAAGGATTAACTCTTTTATTATTAGCCTTCTTATTGTCTTGTTCTGCCTTACGTCTTTTTGTTATAAGTTTCTTTGTCTTTTGTTGATTAGCAGATGGCTTTACTATATTCTTTTTTAATCTCTCTAAATCTTCTTCTTTTGATGGGTCATACTTTTCACCCCTTCGTTTAACTATCTTTAACTTGCCATCTCTATATAATTTACCAGAGTCTACTTCATAAGCTCCCTCAAATTTATTCTGCTTATCCTTCTCAATCATGTAATCTGGTTTGAATTTTACTCTACCCTTCTTAACTTCAAATCCTTTAACCTTCCCACGTTTCTTTTTTAATATCATATCAATCCTTTATGCTTGTATTTCTACTTGTTATTACAAGGTTTACAAGTAATGTAGTACCCCATGCGATGCTATCAATAATTCGTTGCTTTAGCTTGTATTTCATGCTAGTTAAGTGGCTTAAAATCATCATCATCTGGGTTGGTGTTTTCTTTGTCTTGTAGTGGTTCTATATTAGTGTAGTTCTTTAGTGTTTCTTCATAGGCAGAGAAGTCATATATGGGGTTCACTTCTGTGTCGATAGAAGGCTCCTCTTCAGTCTGTACTGGTGCTGTGAATTTCTGGACCATATTGTCAGCCAGTTTGTTACCCATATAAATAGAGAGCGTGGACAAGCCATAGCCAGTACCAACGCCCAGTGCAAATAAACATACTTCTATCATACGCATAGTATAATACAAAAAAGTGATACAAATCACCTTATTTAAAAGTAAGTAAATAAATTATTTTTATAAGGAGGATTAAAGTTTTTTAAAGATTTTTCTTGCATATTATATTTAAAGTGTTTTAACTTAGTGTAGCGTTCAACAAACAAAAGGAGTAGCAATGAAATATAAAATCGTAAGAATGTATAGAGATGACAGACCTAGTAAGATTATGTATACTGGGTTCACTTTAGAACAAGCTCAAGCACACTGCCAGAATCCAAATACAAGTGGTGATGGTTGGTTTGATGGGTATGAGGAAGAAGCAGAAATAACTATTACTGGACTAGAGTCAGCTCTGGAAGATGCACTAGACTCTCTAGCTGAACAAGACATTGCATCATTTTATAAAAAGAATGTTAATAAACTAAAAGGGGGTAGCAAATAATGAAAAATACAGAAGAAGCATATATTGGCTTAGAACTTGGAACTCACTCTTATCCAGAGGATTGTTGTGAAAATGCAATGAATGATATTTTAGATGAAGGCATTGCCATTACTGCAACAGAACTATATGATTTTATCTACGAGAATGAATATAATTGCTCTGAGGAGCATCTAAAGATGTTGCTTGATGATTTTGATAATAGCAATAATATGTACTATCCACTTGATTGTCATTATGATAAATCAACGTCTTATGAAGATTGGATTGAATATAAGAGCTATAGAGATGAACAATACAAAAAGAAAGGAGTGGCATAATGAGACTTAAAGACTATGCACAGGACTGGTTACTAGATGGTGGGTATGAGCTTGGTTATACTATGGAGTTCTTACCAGAGATGGAAGATATGAGCTGGATAATAAGAGATAGGTTCAAGGCAGACTACTATAGAGACTACACACTAAGAGAGTGCCACATTGAATTTATCAAACTAACAAGGGGTGAAAATGATTAGCCCTAGAGGTTGGGTATGGCTAGGCTTGATTGTTTCAAGTCTAGTCATCTGGTACTACATAATTAAACTTATAAAATGGAGCATACTATGAAAAAAAATGTAAATGTAATGATGGACTTAGAACTTAAAAAAGCTCTTGATAAAGATGCTAAAAAGAACCATCGCAGTGT